TAGGTATCTCTGATGTGACAGCTGCCATGAGTTCGGCCAGCAAACTTGTGGGACAAGCATCGAGCGCAATATCAGACACTCTGGGCGCAGGAAAATTTGGATTTGATGCATCACAATTAGAATCTGTTGGAGTACTCAAACCAGGCACCGCAGCCACGTATTTGAAACAAGGCATCAATTCACTAACTGACGTATTGAAAAGTCCAGCAGTGTTCACTGGCAAAGATGGTATCAATAGTCTAGATAGTTTGTTGGGTTCGGTGCCAACCCAAGACGGCATTCAGCAACAACTTATGAGTCAAGGACTCAATGCAGTCAAGCAATTGGGCATACCGACAGACAAACTAAGCACCGCATCATTGGCCGGCCTGGCCAACGCCGCTGCCAAAAGTATACCCACCACACTGGATTGGGCCAAAGGGCTACCGTTGCCAGCAGACGTCAAGTCTAAATTAGACACCGCAGTAAGAGACGGAGCATTTGCAGCAGATTTTGCAAATTTCAAAATAGACGATCCTATGAAAGCAGTGATCACACCATTGCCGGCAGTTGACACAGTCAACAGACAAACTGTAGATGCAGCCAGCAAACGCATTGTGGGCAATGACAAAGTGCCCACAGTAAAATACACTGTGTCAGATCAAATCAATGCACAAAATGAATCACTAGCATTGGTTAAAAAATTACAAGAAGCCAGCAAAGAACTTAACAGAATAGAATTGCAACTGGTTGAAATTAGAAAAACTGTTGTGCCATCAAACGCAGCAGAAGGTGTTAAAATATTGGAAGACGTGTTAGGAGAATTACTGCTGTTAGACAGTAAGTATTTAGAATACCGCCGCATATCTGAACAACTTGGCAAAATTGATCCGTTGTATAGCATCACAGCAGAAATTGAAAAAGACGTTGCAAGATTGGTTGGTATCCGAAAACGTATTGAAACAACCATCGAAAAACTCCGAGAAATCATTGCACAACGCACCACCGCCTAACAGCCATAAATATTGTCATGACCACATTTATTGGCTTCAACACCATCAATCAATTCAAAAAGTTCACGCTCACAGACTTTGATCTAATTCAGCGAGACCTACTAAATGCCTTTAGCATTCGCCAAGGTGAACTGCCCGGGCGTCCAGGTTATGGCACTGCACTGTATGATTTTGTGTTTGAGAATCAAGTTGAACAATTGTCACAACAAATACGTGCCGAAGTACAACGTGTGGCTGGAGGTGATCCAAGATTCACAGTCAATGACATACAGATGTTTCCTCAAGAAAATGGCATACTGATACAACTTCAGATCACGGTTATCAATACCACTAACGCTGAAATTCTCAGCATATTCTTTGACGAACAAACTCGCAATGCCAGCTACGTATAACTGCGCCGTTTTTATTATTAATAAATAAAGCACGGACGAGACAAAAATGGCAACAACCACAAGACAGACAGCAATATTTGGCGTAGAAGATTGGAAACAAATCTACCAAACTTACCGCGAAGCCGACTTCCAAAGTTACGACTTTGAAACTCTTCGTAAAAGTTTCATTGACTATCTGCGCTTGTACTATCCTGAAACATTCAATGACTACATTGAATCAAGCGAATTTATTGCCTTGCTGGACGTCATGGCGTTTATGGGACAGGCACTGGCATTCCGTACTGACCTAAACACTAGAGAAAACTACATAGACACTGCTGAACGCAGAGATTCAGTGGTACGTCTTGCTAACTTAGTAAGTTACACAGCCAAACGCAATGCAGCGGCTGAAGGATTCCTCAAAGTATTCAACGTTACTACTACTGAAAATGTTGTGGATTACAACGGTGTAAACTTGAGCAACGTCACTATTAATTGGGCTGATCCCACCAATGTGGACTGGCAAGAACAATTCACAGCCATTATCAATGCCAGCCTGGTTGACAGTCAAAAAGTAGGCCGCCCAGGCAATCGTCAAACCATCTTAGGAGTAGACACTGCTGAATATGGTATCAATTTGGTGTCAGGATTTTTGCCTGTGATTCCTTACACCGCCACAGTGGACGGCATCAGCATGCCGTTCGAAGCCACAACTTCTACTTCGGTCGGAAGAGATTATGTGTACGAACCTGCTCCTACGCCCAACACAGTGTTCAATATGCTGTTTAGAAACGATCAACTGGGGTTTCAATCAGCCAATACAGGCTACTTTTTCTTTTTCAAACAAGGCATTTTACAAAATCAAGATTTTAATTTAGCCGAACGCATTGCCAATCGCACAGTGGACATCAATGTTGAAGGTGTAAACAATGACGATCGCTGGTTGTTTCAACTGGACAACATTGGCAACATCAGCCGTGAGTGGCAATTTGTTGAAAACGTTTATACTGCGGCCGAACAACGCAACAATATTTTACAACCTATCTACAGTGTGACCAGCAGAGCCAATGATCAAATCACCATGGTGTTTGGCGATGGTGTGTTCTCAGAAATTCCTGTGGGCATATTCCGTGCTTATGTTCGTGCATCAAACGGTTTGCAATATATCATCAACCCTGAAGAAATGCAAAACGTTGTGTTGCCCATCAGTTACACTGATCGCAACGGCAACTTGCAAACTATCACATTCACTTGCGGCATTACTCGTCCTGTTTCAAACAGTCAGGCACGTGAACCCATTGGCGAAATCAAACAACGTGCTCCTGCACGTTACTACACTCAAAATCGCATGGTCAACGGCGAAGATTACAATCTCTTTCCTTACACACAGTATAACTCGATCATCAAAAGCAAGGCCTTGAACCGTGCATCAATTGGCACCAGTCGCTATCTTGACTTGGTAGACAACACAGGCAAGTACTCATCAACCAACACATTTTCAAGTGATGGCGGTATATGGCGTCAAAATATTCTGCCCACTATTTTGTTTTCATACACAAACCGTAACGAGATTGCAGACATCATTACCAATCAAGTACAGCCAGACATTGACGGCGACACTGTGCGACAATTTTATTATTCAAATTTTCCACGCATCACAAGCACTAATCAACCCACAGGAATTACCTGGTTGAATGGTTATACCTGGAATCAAAGTACAACAATGGCAAATGAAACCACTGGCTATTTTAGAAACACTACCACTAGTGCCATCTGGCCTGATGGTACTCCTATTCCTGTGGGAGATACCACTACCACAATGTTTAAATATGTGATACCAGGCAGCCTGATTAAATTTGTACCACCCACCGGCTATTACTTTGACCGCAACAACAAGTTGGTTCAAGGTACTCCCATGAAAGCCGACGAACGCATGGAAATTTGGGCCAGTCCCCAGCAAATTGTAGGTGATGGTTACAATGGTGGTCTGGGCAATCTAAGCACAGGTGCTGGCCCAGTCACAATCAATAACTTTGTGCCATCTGGCGCTATTGTAGACACTATTATTCCGTTGTTTGTGACAGATCTTCCCAATGATGTTGAACAAGCCATGGCTGAACAAATACTGTTGTACCGTAACTTTGGTCTAGGGTATGACAGCAATGGTGATATAACTGGCACCCCTTACACTTGGTACATCATATACAGTACCAATCTTGACGCATATTCACAAAGTAATCCTGCGCCATGGAGTCAGCAATATGCCGGTAATACTTCAGGCGCCAATCTTGACGCTTCGTGGTTGATACAGTTTGTTGTACAAAATCAAAACTACACTATTACATTCCGCGGTTTAAGTTACAACTTTGGGTCAGTACTGCAAACAAGATTTTTCTTCTACGAAGATCAACTGGTGTACGACAGCCGCACAGGCACCATCATCAAAGACTTTATCAATGTGCTGGCAGTTAACACACAGCCTAATTCAACAGCACCTCTGCCTGGTGATATCTATACCACAATCATTGGACAACCTGTAGAAAGCGACGGTTATGTTGATGACTTCCAGGTCCTAGTGAGTTATCGTGACAGTGACAATGATGGTGTGCCAGACAATCCTGATTTCTTTGATGAGATTGTAGGTCCTGCTACCACTGCTGGACCATTTGTGTTCTTGCAACAAACAGTGGACTTTGACAACTTGCAACGTTACTTGCTGGTAGAACAAGGCATTGTGATATATGACTATGGTACATTGGACGAAATTGAACTGGCCAAAACTGAATGGACACCAGGACAAATATTTTATGCCTACGAAGAAGACGCTTTTTATCAACTCAGTATTACTGTAACTGGTGTGCGTACTATCATTTCAGTCACTGGGTGGATTGCAAAAACTGGCAGACAAAGTTTGTATTTTCAATACCGTCACAACTCACCATTGACTAATCGTATTGACCCAGGCTCTACCAACATCATTGATCTGTACGTGGTCACATTGAGTTATTACACCGCATATCAAAATTGGTTGAGAGATACTACTGGCACCGTTACGGAACCAGCATTGCCCACTATTGATCAGTTGTCAACTGATTACCAGGCACTGCAAGATTACAAAATGATTTCAGATAACATTGTGGTCAACTCAGTGATATTCAAACCACTGTTTGGTCCCAAGGCTGCACAAGAACTACGTGCCACTATCAAAGTCATACGTGCGCAGAATAGCACGGCCAGTACCAGCGAGATCAAGAGTTCAGTATTGGCAGAGATGAACACATATTTCAGCATTGACAAATGGAGTTTTGGCGATACTTTCTATTTCTCAGAGTTGGCAGCGTATTTGCACCGTCAACTAGGAACCATTATCAGTTCAGTGGTGTTGGTTCCCTTGGACCAACAAAAGAGTTTTGGTGACTTGTACGAAATTCGTAGTCAGCCCAACGAAATTTTTGCCAATGGTGCTACCATTGACAACATTGATGTGATTGAAGCATTGACCAGTACCAACTTGCGTACTGCACCAGGCAGCGGAGTAATTT